ATTTACTAGAGGGAGTGCATAATGGCTAAAGATATTACAATGATAAAAGGTGATGAAGAAATTACCATTTCAGAAGATTTTTTGGAGCATTATAAAAAATTAGGCTACAAAACTAATCAAAAAAATGCTACAAAGAAAAAAGAAGAAGTGATAACACAAGACGAACAAAAGGAGGTCTAAATGGCTACACATCACGGAAAAGAGGGCGTTGTTACTGTAGGTGGAACTGCAATCGGTAATGTTACTGGTTTTACAATAGACACTACAAATGACGTTGTTGAAGATACTTCATTAGAAGATTCAAGCAAAACTTTTAAAGCAGGTAGGGGAACATTTACTGCTTCTATTGATATGAACTATAATGAAGAAAATGCACAACAAGAATCATTAACTGGTGGTTCAAGTTTATCTTTTGTGTTCTTACCAGAGGGAAATACTTCTGGAGATCAAAGTTTTAGTGGTACTGGCATTGTTACAAGTGTAGGACTAGGCGTAACATTAGATGGCATGACTACAAGAACTGTTGCATTACAAGGTAACGGAGCATTGACAATCGGAACTGTCTAATGTCTGAAAAAATTGATTATTTTGATGGCATAAGGGAACATTTCAATGCCCTAGAAACAAAGGTTATTGAAGTGCCAGAGTGGGGTTTAGTTGGAGAAAAGGCTATTCATTCCAAACCTTTTAATATGCTTGAAAAACAAAGAATATTTAAAGGTGCGACAAATACTGATCTGATGGTTTTAATAGATGTTATTATAACCAAAGCATTGACCAAAGATGGTGAAAAAATGTTTGATGACACTCAGAAAATGGCTTTTAGAACAAAAGCTGATACTGATGTAATTTCAGATGTTGCTACTAAAATAATGGGAACTGATACAAATAGTTTTGATGACAATAAAAAAAACTAAAGAACAACCCAGAATTGCATAATATCTTTAGTTTGGCTGAAAAACTTCATAAATCAGTTTCAGAAATTTTAGAAATGACAGTAGATGAGTTTAATATGTGGATTGCCTATTTTAGTTTACAAAGTGATGAACAAGATAGGCAAATGAGAATAGCAAAGGCAAGGCGTGGCAACTAAAAACGTAAATATTGATATTATAGCCAAAGATAAAACCCAAAAGGCTATGCAATCAGCCACAAGAGGGGTAAACAATCTTAAAAATAATGTAGCAAGTTCAGTACAATCACAACAAAGGTCATTTATGGCTTTGGGTAGTACTGTTAAACTTGTTTTAGGTGGTGTTGTTTTGGCACAAACTATTAGGTTTGGCAAACAAATGGTTGACATGGCTAGTGCAGTTGAAGAAATGCAATCTAAGTCATCAGTTGTATTTGGAAATTTCACAAGGTCAGTTAGAAATCAATTAAAAGAATTTGGCGATCAAGTTGGCAGATCAACTTTTGAACTTGAGGGCATGGCTTCATCAATACAAGATACATTTGTTCCTATGGGTTTTGCTAGAGGTGAAGCTTCTAAATTATCAGTTCAACTTACAAAGTTAGCTGTTGATGTAGCGTCATTTAATAATGCAAGTGATACAGAAACTATGATGGCTTTTCAAAGTGCATTAGTTGGTAATCACGAAACAGTAAGAAGATTTGGAGTTGTAATTACAGAAGCGACTTTAAAACAAGAACTTCTAAGAATGGGTATTACAAAATCAGCAAATGAGGTTACAAACGCTGAAAAAGTTCAAGCAAGATTAAATTTAATTATTGCAGGCACAAGTGATGCTCAAGGTGATGCAATAAGAACTGCTGATAGTTTTGCAAACAGTTCTAAAGCATTATCAGCTTCATTAGATGAATTAGGTGTATCAGTTATGACACCTTTGTTACCAGTTTTATCTGGTATTGTACAAGGCATGACAGAAGCTACAAAGTCAACACAATCATTTTTACAAAGCATAGGTTTAATACCAAGAAATTTTGAAGATACAATAAAAACTGCAACTGTTCTAAATAAATTATTGAATGAAAGAGCAGAGGTAGAAGAACATATTGGAAAGTTAAATGAAAAATTTCAATCAAAAGAAATAGAAAGATTTAACATAATATTAGACAAAATTAATGAGAGAATAAAAGCAGAAAGAGGTTTACTTAGAATATTAGAAGAACAAAGAATGCAAGAACGTCAAAAAAGCGATTTTGTAATGCCAGAAAAACAAATCGTTCCAACACGAAGACCTTTTATTGCTGATGAAGACTTTTTGCCAGTAGGTGTTGCGAACTTTAGACCTGCTCCAAGAGGAATAACAACTGAAGATACTGGAACTGAATTATTTGATGGTAAACCAAAAGAAATAGTTGCTTTAGAACAAATGGCTGATTTAGAACTTGCATTGATGCAAAGTACAAATGATCAAAAACTTAGTATATTAGATTCATTTAATAAAGGTTTTATGGATTCAATAGATATGCAAAAAACTGCTTTTGAACAAATAGAAGATATTGGGGCAAAAAGTTTTGGTAAATTAAAAACCACACTTACAGATTTTGTGATGACTGGTAAACTAAATATTGGAGATTTAGGAAAATTTGTCGTGAGAAGTTTTGTTGAAATGTTAGTAGGCGAAGCAGTTAAAATGGCTTTTGCTAAATCATCAGCTATGTTTAAAGCAGATGCAATAGCCAAAGGTACAGCAAGTATTTTTCAAGGTGCATTGAAAACTTTTGCAGAAATACCATTTCCACTAAATTTAGTTGCAGTAGGTGGTGCAATAGCATTTGGTACATCATTACTGAATAAAATAAAAGGATTTGCAGAGGGTGGTAGACCCCCAGTAGGCAGACCTAGTATTGTTGGTGAAAAGGGTGCTGAGTTATTTGTCCCAGATCAAGCAGGAACTATAGTGCCAAATGATAAACTAGGCATGGGGCAACCAGTAACAGTTAATTTTAATATTAATACAGTTGATGCCAGAGGGTTCAATGAGTTATTAGTCAATAGCAGAGGGGTTATAGTCAATATGATTAACCAAGCTGTAAACGAAAAAGGTAGAATGGCGATAATATGAGTGGTGCTTTACCAAATGTTAGATTTAGTGCTTTAAATTTTAAGAATAATCAGAAGACATTATTTACTGAAACTGATAGTGGAAAGACTTTTAGAAGACAAGTTCAAGGTCAAAGATTTAGTTTTACAGTTTCATATCCACCTATGAAACGATCAGAGTTTGCACCTATTATGGCTTTTATAATGAAACAAAGATCAAGGAAAGAAAACTTCACAATTACCCTGCCTAGTTACATGAACGCCCAAGGTAATGAAACTGGAACTTTGTTAGTTAATGGGGTTCATTCTGCAAGCGATACCACTATTGCAATAGATGGTTTTGCAAGTGATGGAGCAGGTAGATTAAAAGCAGGTGATTTAATTAAGTTCGCACATAGTAAAGTTTATATGGTGGTAGAAGATGTAACCTCATCAAGTAATTCTGCAACAGTTACAATAGAGCCACCAATCAGAGAAGCATTAGCTAATAACAGTTCAGTAACTTATGATAGTGTGCCATTTACAGTACATTTAACAAGTGATGTTCAAGAGTTTAATTCAAGTCAAATAGCAAAAGATGGCGAATTATTATATAATTACCAGTTTGATGTTATAGAAAGTTTGTAAATGGCTAGGGGTTTAACAAGTGCAGTTAAAACCGAACTTGCAACTGGTAATATTGCACCAGTTCTTTTAATTGATTTTGGTTTTTCAACTCCAGTTTATTTAACTAATGCAAGTTTTGATATAACATCTAGTGTATCTGGTTCATCAAGAACCTATCTATCCAATGGGCATTTAAGGGGTGTTACTGGGGTAAGCGAAACAAACAAACCTACTAAAAATTCCTTAACAATAAGTTTATCAGCAGTTGATACAACGTATGTGGGTATTGTTTTAAATGAAAATGTAATTAATAGTGATGTGCATATTTATAGAGGGTTTTTAGATAGTAATTCTGCTTTAATATCAGACCCTTTTTTGTTGTTTTATGGCACAATAGACGATTATAAGATTGTTGATAACACTGAGTCTGCTAATTTAGTGCTTACTATAACTTCACATTGGGGTAACTTTGGAAAAACAAGTGGTAGAGTGACTACAGATAATTCTCAGCAAAGGTTTTTTTCTGGTGATAAAGGCATGGAATTTTCAGCATTAACAGTAAAAGATATAAAATGGGGTAGGTTGTAATGGGCTTACTTAAATCTATAGGCAAATTTATATCTGATGTGTTTGACCCAATAATAGATGTTATTGTTGATGTAGTTGATGAAGTTGTAGGGTGGATAACCCCAGAAGTAGACATACCAGATTTTGGACAAATACAAGCCGATCAAAATGCTAAAGGTGTTTTAGTCAATAAATTTAGTGCAAATTCTTTTATACCAGTAGTTTACGGAACACGCAAAGTGGGTGGTAATGTTGTTTTTTTAGAAACTTCTGGAACTGATAACCAGTATTTATATATGGCATTGGTTTTAAGTGAGGGCGAAATCAATGATATTACATCTGTATTTGTCAATGATAATCAAGTTACATTTACTGGAGATTTAACAGATAACACTCAAGTAAGCGTGGCAAGTAGTGATGCTAATTTTTATGATGGTGCAAGTTTAATTATATGTGAACCTCATTTTGGAAGTGATACACAAACTGCGTCTAGTTTATTATCAACTCTTAGTTCATGGACAAGCAACCACAGATTAAGAGGTTTAGCATATTTAGCATTAAGGTTTGAATGGAATAGAGATAAATTTGGCTCATTACCAAGTGTGCAAGCAGTTGTTGAGGGAAAAAAAGTTTACAATCCAAACCTAGATAGCACAGTTACTGGTGGTTCTGGCTCACAAAGAGCAGACACAAGTTCAACATGGGCATACTCAGATAATCCTATTTATCAGTTATTAGATTACTTACGAAACGATAGATTTGGAATGGGTATACCTAATAGCTATTTTGATAGCAATTTTGCAGATTGGCAGGTTGCAGGTGATGTATGTGATGCTGATATAACCCCTTATTCTGGTGCAAGTACGATTGATCTGATGGATAGTCATACTGTTGTTGATACTTCTAAAAAAGCCATAGACAATGTAAAAGACTTTGTGAGGGGTTCAAGGTCTTATTTGAATTTTACTGGAGGTAAATATAACATATTAGTTGAAACAACTGGTAGTGCGTCTATTACGCTGACAGAGGATAATATTATTGGTGGTATTTCAGTTCAAAGCAAAAACAAAAACTCAAGATACAATAGAGTAATTGTAACTTTTATAAATCCAGATAAAAGTTTCCAATCAGATACAGCACAATTTCCACCAGTTGATGAAACTGGTTTAGCAAGTGCAGATCAACACGCAACAATGAAAACTGCTGATGGTGGTTTATTATTAGAGGGTAGGTTTGATTTTTCTATGTTTACAAGCCCATATCAAGCCCAAGAGATGGCAGAAATAATTTTAAGGCGTTCTAGGTCAAGTTTAGATATATCCCTTAGAGCAGACGCTACAGCCCTTGATCTGTCTATCGGAGATATTGTCAATATTACACATTCAACACCAAATTTTTCTGCAAAACCCTTTAGGGTACAAAATTTATCAATAAATGCAGATCATACAGTAAATATACAATGTTCAGAACATCAAGATAACTTTTATACCTTTGGAACTCAACAGGAGGTTGCAACAATACCAGACACAACTTTACCCAACCCATTAACTGTTCAACCACCTGCAAGCGTAACTTTATCAGATGAACTCATAGAATATAATGATGGTACAGTTATTGTTGCTTTAAATGTTACAATTGGTGCAAGTCCAGATAATTTTGTAGATAATTACCAAGTAGAATATAAATTAAATTCTTCATCTGATTTTATTATTTCTGGTTTTGCTTCTGGATTAAATCACAGAATATTAAATGTGATTGACCAACAAACTTATGATGTAAGAGTAAAAGCAATTAATAGTTTAGGTGTTTCTTCAACCTTTGTATCTGCACAAAGGCAAATAGTTGGAGCAATAGCACCACCCTCAGACGTTACAGACTTTTCAGCTAATGTAAGTGGTCAAGAAGCACATTTGTCATGGGAAGCAGTAACAGATTTAGATTTAGCTTTTTACAATTTAAGGTTTTCAGAGGAAACAGACGGAACAGCAGATTGGTTAAACTCAGTTGCTTTAGTCGAAAAAATATCCAGACCTGCAACATCAATATCAGTTCCTGCAAGAAAAGGTACATACTTAATAAAAGCAGTTGATAAGTTAGGAAACTTTAGTTCAAATGCAACTGCCATAATATCTAATGTTTCAAGTGCAATTAATTTTAATCAAATAGCAACACAATCAGAACACCCCACATTTAGTGGTACAAAAACAAATGTTGTCGTTTTAGATAATGCTATAGAGTTAGATAGTTCTGAATTATTTGATAGTGCAAGTGGTTTATTTGATGCAGATACTACAAGATTTTTTGATAGTGGTGTTGCTAGTGCAGATTTTGTATCAAGTGGTAATTATGAATTTGCAAATGTTATTGATATAGGTGCAAAACATACTGCAAGAATAACTGCAAGTTTAACACAAACTGCTGACAACCCAGATGATTTATTTGATGCAAGAAGTGGGAACTTTGATGATGCCAGTTCTAACTTTGATGGAGATACACCTGCAAACTGTAACGCACATTTAGAAATTGCAACAAGTGATGATAACAGTACATTTACTGATTTTAGAGGTTTTGTTATTGGGGAATATGAAGCAAGATATTTTAAATTTAGAGTTGTCTTAATTTCAAGAGATAATGCAAGTACACCAGTTGTTTCTCAAGTTACAGTAACAATTGATATGCAAGACAGAATATTTAGTGGCAATGATATTGTTTCTGGAACTGGTACAAAATCAATTAGTTTTACAAACCCATTTAAGACAACTGGATATGCAGTAGGTGTTACTGGTCAAGGCATGGCAACTGGAGATTATTTTACAGTAACAAATAAAAGTGTATCTGGATTTGATGTTTCATTTTTTAATAGTTCCAATACTGGAATATCTAAAACTTTTGATTTTATTGCAAAAGGCTTTTAAAAGGAGTATAAATAATTATGGCACAAGCAACTGATTTCACAATAGCAAACCAATCATTTCCCTCATTTAGAAGTGATTTAAACACAGTATTGAGTGCAATCAATACTTCTAATTCTGGCTCATCAAGACCATCAAGTGCAGTAAGTGGCACATTTTGGCTAGACACTTCAAGTGCTTCTGCACCAATACTCAAATTTTTTGATGGCTCAGATGATATTACTTTTGCAACCTTTGATACATCAGCTAACACAGTAAACGTATCAGATTCATCTACAAGTCTTTCTGGTGATACTAGTCCTCAACTTGGTGGCAATTTAGACGTTGTAACACATAGCATTGTTTCAACATCAAATAGAGATATAAACATTACACCTAATGGAACTGGTAGAATTGTTTTAGGTAATGCAAGTGTTACTGCAACTGAAACTGCTACAATATCTACAAGTAAAACTTTAGACTTTGATACAAATCAAAACTTTATTCTTACTTTAGGAAGTGGTGCAAATACTCTAGCTAATCCTACAACTGAAGCGTCAAACGTAGGTCAAACTGGTGCTATGATATTCATTCAGCCAAGTTCTGGTTCAGCAGGCACAGTATCATTAGGCACAGATTATGAAACTGTTGGTGGAAGTGGTTTAACTTTATCAAGTGCAAATAGTGCTTATGACGTAGTGCCTTATATGATAAAAGCAGACAATTCAATTTTACTTGGTACACCTCAGTTGGCTTTCAGCTAATGTTAAGCAATGAAAAATGGTTTGGTGCTAGTGCAGGATTTTATCCTTTTGAAATAGGGCAATCTTTACGATTAGATGGTGATGCTCGTTTATCACATTCACATCAGTCAGCACCAACTTTACAAACAAAAGCTACAGTTTCTTTTTGGATAAAACTACATGACAATGATGATAGAAATATTGTGTTGCATACTGGTGTAGGTGTGGGGAATAACACTCATATGACTTTACAATTTGGTGGTGGAACTTCTAATGATGGAATAAAAGTTGGTCAATACGGAAGAAATTTATATGTCAATCCTAGTAGTGGTGGAGTAGTACAAAGAGATTTTGCAAATTTTTATCATTTTCAAATGTCATTTGATTCTACCAGTTCAACTGCTAGTGAAAGAGTTGTAAAACTTTATATAAATGGAGAACAAATAACAGTTGGAACTTTTACACAAATGGGTCAAGGTGATCTATTTCCTTTTACTGCACAATCAAATGCTATTTATATTGGAGGTCATACCCCTGGATATAATTATTTTACAAGTGGAAATATAGCAGAATTTATTATTATTGATGGTCAAGCTCTTGACAATACATATTTTGGTGAAACTAAAAATGGAGTTTGGATACCAAAAGAATATTCTGGAACATATGGTAATAATGGATTTAGACTTACATTTGAGGGTAGTGGCACAGCTACAACTACAGATGGCACTACTGCTCAAACAAATATTGGTGATGACCAAAGTGGGAATGGAAATAATTTTGCTGTTTATTCTTCTTCAGTAGGTACACATGATGTATTACTAGATAGTCCTACAAATAATTTTGCTACTTATAATGTATTAACTGGACATTCTAGCACTACTATGAGTCAAGGTAATTTGCGTGCTTTAGCAAATAACTCTAGTAATATTTTAGAATCACAAAGTTCAACAATTGGTGTTACAAGTGGTAAATGGTATGCAGAATTTAGAGCAGATGACTTAGTTAATGATACACAAAACAATGGAACACAAATAGGAGTAACTACAGTTCCGTTCAATCGTGGAAGTGGCAATCAAAATGGATATGTTGTTGGTAATACAAGAGTTAATTTAGATCAAAATACTGGTGCTTATTTAGGGGTAGATCAAGATTTAACACAAAATAATATTGGAACTTATTCTGATGGTGACATTATTGGAGTTGCTTTAAATGTAGATGATAGTCAAGTTTCTTTTTATAAGAATGGTTCTGCAATTACAAATGCTCAAAATGCCAGTATTACAGTTGTAAATGACCTTCATTTTTTTGAAATACAAGTTAGAAAATATGATGGTGACACAAGTCAAATAACTGCAAACTTTGGACAAGATTCAACATTTGCAGGTGCAACGAGTGCAGGTGGTAATACAGATGGCAATGGTGTAGGTGATTTTAAATACTCTGTTCCAAGTGGCTATCTAGCACTATGCTCATCTAACCTACCAGACACTACAATAAGTCCAAATCAATCAACACAAGCAGATGATCATTTTAATACAGTTACTTATAGTGGGACTGGTTCAAGTAATGCTATAACTGGTGTTGGATTTCAGCCAGATTGGTCTTGGTTCAAAGAGAGAAGTTCAAATACTGGTGGTGGTGATTATCATTTTTTAGTAGATAGTTCAAGAGGTTCGACTGCTGTTTTGCAATCAAATACAACTGGTGCTGAATCTACTGGAGATTCATTATCTTTTGATTCAGATGGTTTCACTCTTGGTACTTATGGGGGTGGAAATGCCAATCAAAGTGGTGAAACATATGTAGCTTGGAACTGGAAAGCAGGGGGTTCAACACCAACTAAGACGTATAAAGTAAAAGTAGTTGCAGATAGTACAGATTATGGTCATGGAAGTGGTGCAAATAAATACCAGTTTTTTAAAAGTGATGGAACAACTGGATTTGGCACAAATGGGGTAGATATAGATTTACAAGAGGGTGGTACATATGTATTTGATTGGTCTGATAGTTCAGCACAAGGACACCCATTAAGATTTTCATTAACAAACAATGGAACTCATGGTGGTGGCTCAGAATATACAACTGGAGTTGTAAAAGACGATAGTGCCTATAAAACCACGATAACAGTAGCTAGTGGTGTTGCTAACCTCTATTACTATTGTCAGCTACATTCTGGCATGGGTGCAGAGGTAAGAACTAACACAACACATGGTAGTACAAACTTTGATGGCTCAATTCTAAGTGTATCACAAACAAACGAAACATCTGGATTTAGTATTATTACTGGTACAACTTCTAATGTTGAAGCAAATGATATGACTGAAACTTTTGGTCATGGCTTAGGTGGAACTCCAGATTTTCTAATAGTTAAACCAAGGTCTGCTTCTTTCCAATGGACTGTTTGGACTTCTGCTGTATCTATTAGTGATGTTCAAGGTCTAGTGTTAAATAGTACAAGTGCTTTATTTACTAATAGTAGTTACAGAACAATACAAGCTACAAGTTCAGTAGTGCAAATAGGTAGACAAGCAGTTGAAAATAATAGTACGACATTTGTTTGTTATGCATTTAAAGAAATTGAGGGCTACTCTAAGTTTGGCAGTTATACTGGCAATAATTCTGCTACAGATGGCACTTACGTCTTTTGTGGGTTTTCTGTCTCTTGGGTTATGGTAAAAAGAACAAACTCTACTGGAAGTTGGACAATTTACGATAATAAAAGAAACACATTTAATGCACGTTCAAGAAGATTAG